ATGGCAACATTATTATCAATTGAAGGTATTCATAAGACATTTGAAGCAGGAACAGTCAATGAAAACCATGTCTTAAAAGGCTTGGATCTCCAAGTAGAAGAAGGGGACTTCATTTCGGTCATCGGTGGAAATGGAGCTGGGAAATCAACCTTGATGAACATCTTGGCAGGAAATCTGGTCGTAGATGAAGGAGATATCTTGCTAGAAGGTAACTCTATCAAAAATACGAGTGTTCGTAAGCGTGCGAAAGATATTGCGCGTGTCTTCCAAGATCCTAAAATGGGGACAGCTTCACGTTTGACCATTGAAGAAAATATGGCCATTGCCCAACGTCGGGGGAAATCTCGTGGTTTGAGCTGGGGAGTTCGGGAGAAAGATCGCGAATTATTCCGTGAAGCCTTGAAGGAACTGAATATCGGTTTAGAAAACCGTCTCAAGGTGGATACCCAATATTTGTCTGGTGGGCAACGTCAAGCCTTGACCTTGGTCATGGCAGCCTTGGTCAAACCGAAACTCTTGCTTCTGGATGAACATACCGCAGCGCTCGATCCTAAGACTAGTGAAATGGTCATGGAATTGACACAAAAGATCGTGGAAAGCCATGATTTGACAACCTTGATGATTACGCATGATATGAACCATGCGATTGAATACGGCAACCGCTTGATCATGCTCTACCAAGGCAAGATCGTTGTCGACGTCAAAGGAGAAGAAAAGAAAAACCTAACGGTTGAAGATTTAATGCGCCTCTTCCAACAAAACAGTGGTGAAACCCTGGTTAGTGATGAATTGGTATTAGGATAAAATAAAAGGAGTTTTCACTAAACTCCCTTTGTTTCGGTAATTCCGTCTCCATAAGCTATTAAAATGTTCATGGATACCTCTTTGACCAAGACATCCTGGACCCACAAAGAAATATCAATGTCATGTGCATTCGAAATAGACTTCCAATTAGAAAATTTTTTCCCATAATCAAAAGTGATCGACTTAAAGAGGTGTCTAGGAACTTTAGACAACCATTGATCAGTGGAGGCCTCAAAATCATTTGCTTTCCGTCCATTGGTTTTCTGTGTGATGATGGCATTTGAAAAGCATTCTAGTAAGAAATGACTAGACTTTTGTCTTTTTCTCCTGCAATTGTAACCCCTTCTAGATGACCGAATTCTTTCTAAAAATCGGGATAAATATCTGCTTTCTCACGTAACTCTCTATGAAAAGCTTGTTTTACACGCGTTTCTTTCTGCCTATTTGGCCTTCGTTTTCTTCTCCAAGGAAGGTCCATCTTGTCGAAAACACTAATATCAGCTAAACGATAGAGTGTTCTCATGGAGCAAGAAATCTTATCTGGATAAGCCCCTTAATGACATCAAGGCCGTAAATTTTTTTCCATAATACAGGACAGATAGTCCCATATTGGAAACTGTACTAGGACAATGAAAACTACTGAAAAAAACAGATTCTTTTCAAAAAGAAGCTTAAACTCTTTAAAATAGATGGAATCGTGTTATAATAAAATCTTATAATTTAAAGATACGCTAAACCCTTGATACATAAGGGATTAACGTATCATAATGTAAAAAATGTTCTCCTTTTTAGGAACTTTTGACATTATTTAGTGCTGTTTCAAAGATTGATACAGCTTTTTTTGCGCTCTCTTTTGAAAGATGGCTGTATGTATCCATTGTCATGGATAGCGTGGAGTGTCCTAGTCGGTGCTGGAGTTCTTTGTAAGGTATTCCAGCATTTAATAACAAACTAGCGTGAGTGTGGCGGAAACCGTGGAAACCAATATCAGGAAGATTTGCTTCTATGAAATGCTTTTTTAATCTATTCCCCAGTGTTCTATAATCAGAATATTTTCTGACTATATTTGAAAAAACAACTGTTTCATTTTTTCCAATCTTCCAAGCTTCTTGGATTTGTTGGCGCTTGTATTGCTTGAGCATTGTAACAGTCTGAACGTCAATATCAATTTCTCTAATACCGCTTTTAGACTTTGGACTATTCGGAACTTTTCTTAAGTTCAATGTTTTAGTGATATGAACAACAGCATTATCTAGATCAATATCAGACCATTCCAGCGCCAATGCTTCATTAATACGGCAACCCGTAGCAAGAAGAAACTTGTATAGAGTGACACAAAAGAGATTTTTGAATCTTGTCTGATCCAAGCTATCCAGGTATTCAAAGAACTGTTTTAATTCTGAATCTGTAAAATGCTTGATTTTTGCTTTCTCTTTTTTGACTTTGGGAACTATTATATCTTTTGCAGGATTAAACGGAATTGCTTGTAATGAAGCCCCATACTGTAAAATACTTTTATTGTATGAATGAAGCTGGGCATATTGTTTAAAACCATTGTTGTTTTTGTTGTAATCATTAGCCCATTTGTTCACTTGTTGCTGAATGATGGCAGGGGTCAACTTTTCTAGTTTGATATCCCCAAAAGCAGGGCGCAAGTACTTTTCTATTTGCGATTTAATAGAAATTTTTGAATTTGGTTTGATCGTGGGAGAGTATACTTCCCACCAACTATCCATTAATTCGCTGTATGTTTCAAATTGAGTAAAAGCGGTGCGAGTTGCACCATTCTTTTCAAATTCGAATTTTGCTTGTAAAGCCTTTGTTTTAATTTCTTTCTTGGTACGGGCTGAAATGGTTGTTTTGATTTTCTTTCCCGTGATTGAATCGACACCAAGATATAAGCTGGTGCGGTATACTATTGTACCGTCTTTCTTTTTGTATTCTGTAATATTCATGATCGAAAACCTTTCTAATTCATCAGCAGGCAAGCCGTGTTATAGGTTTTAGAAAGTTTTCGTGTATCTGAATTAGTTATTTATCAGATGATTTTTTCTTTATCTTTTCGAGTGCCTTTTTTCCCTCTTTGTCTAGTATATGAAATGCAAATATCATAGCACTAAAGGCAAGAATCGTACAAGCAAACAAAAACCAGTCAAACAGTTCACTATTTTTCAATGCTTTACCTCTTTCCTAATTCAGCAGTAGATCTGAAAGTTACTTTTTAAAAGCAACAGTTTTCATGAATTCAGATGTTTGTGTCGATAAATTATAAAGTGAGGGATTATAATTATCAAGCATAAGTGAAAACTCTTTTAAAAGAGTTTTTTCAGTTTGTGTAAGATTCCCACTCTCATACTTTGCGTATGTAGCTCCAAGAAGTTCCATTAAAAGAGCGTTTAACTGATTAAGTTCATATGAAATGATATGAAACATATAATTCAAATCAGCTTCTGCAAGTTCGGGTACTCTTTCTTTTATTTCAGCTATACTTTCTTTAAGTTCCTCTTCGGAAATCTCGGTTTTATGGTTTTCATTCACAGGAAGAAAGTTATTTTCCATATCTGAAACATTTTCGTACTTAGAATACCCGAGTAAATACGGGATACTAACCTTAAAATATTTCGATAACTTTACAATGTACTCATGCTTTATTGATAGCTTTTCTTCTTTCTCCCAACGTGAAATAGTCATTTCAGAAACACCTAACAGGTTTGCTAGATCTTTCTGTTTCAATTTATGTTTTAAGCGTAATTGTTTAAGTCTATTAGTTTCCATGTGGTTTCTCCTCATGTTAATTATAACATAAAATGTTAAAAAGCGATATATTTATAAAAATAATGTTAGTAAATACTTGACAACTAACAAAAATGGTAGTAAACTCTAATTAGATTAACAAAAACGTTAAAAAGAAAGGAGGAGTTATATGTTAATCACTGATACACAAGCAAAAGCAATCAGAAGAAAACAAGCTGATAATTTTATCACTGCAAAACGTGCAAGTGAAGAAATTGGTGTAACTCAAGTTACCTATCGCAAGTTGCGACAGGGTGGTGAAGTGAAAAAATCGATCTATATGAAAGCTATGGAATGGCTTGCAAAAGATTATTGAACACAACAAAAAAGGCTCACAGTCGCCAAACTATCAAGCCTTTTTCAATGATGAACTAAAACACAACACAAAAGCAGGCAAGCCGTGTTATAGGTTTTAGCAATATTATTTACTTAAATTATACCATATCTTGGTATAGAGCGCAAAAAGTTGTACAGGAGGTACATAAAATGGAAACAGAAAAAACAGAATTAGAACTAACAGAATTAGAATTAGAGGAATTTTTAGAAGAAGTGGAAAAGGTTCAGGCACAATTAAGGTTTAACAAAATTGTACAAGAGATGAAAGAGAATGATCCTAATCTTTATCAAATCCTATTTGATTTTCTACATAAGAAACTCTCTCTTGATGAATTGAATGACTTTCTTTCATTGGAGGGTGAAGCACGGCGAGCATATATAGACAGCTACCAAGCTAAATGAGGAGATCTAAAATGATTAGTGATTTATTAGGCATTGGTATTTTCTTTCTATCATTCGTGAGTATATTCTTCCTTGCTGAGTGTTTCCATGAGTGGGCTGTAGCTTACAAGAAAAGGGGATATATCAGCAAAAGACAGCTAAAACGTATGAGGAAATGGCTTGAGATTATGGAGGCTAGATAATGGCATACCAGCAAGAGGAACGGGAAACAGTTGTAAGATATGATGAACAGGATAACGCTTGGTACATTGAAACAAACGTAAGACGGCATATATCGAAGTTTTTGAAAATGGCAAAGGCGTTTGAAGAATTGAATGAGGAAAAGGAGGCTGGGCGAGTTGTTTCTATTCGTGCCAAACTTTCAGACCTTGATAATTTTTCAGTAAGTCCATTTGTCAGAAACAAACGCAAAGGACAAACTAATAATTTAATTCACGCACAGAATCGATTTTAAGGCTCAAAACTAGCTCTTTAATCGGTGAAATTCAACTTGAAATATAACAGGGGTATGATTATACCTCCCAAACGTGCAACCGCAGGAAAAACAATTTTAGAAAGGAAAATGAATGTTTAGTTTAAGTAAAGAAAGTGAACAAGAACTAAGTCAAGGAGTTTTGACTTTGATTGATACGTTTTTAAAGTCACAGGATAAGGTTTTTCAAAAATCTTTAGGGCTTATGACAGCAAAACAACTGAAAGATGAGTTAGATATCAAAGATAATACACTAAAACGGTGGGAAGAAAACGGCTTGAAACGCTACCAACCACCGCTAGAAGATACACGAAAAGCCTATTATAAAGTAAGTGATATCTTGATCTTTTTGGGGGCTGATAAATGAGAACAATAGAAGTTACTGTCCACTCTGATAAATTAACAGCATTAGATTTTCTCAAGGATAATCCAACTTTGGTACTGCAAAACGGGAACTATTTTAAATTTGTTTATTTTGAACCAATTGGAGCAGGATTGACAGACTTTCATACTAAAGGGATAACTATAAGACTGTGTGATAATCAACAGAAAAATTCTCATTGGAAAGTTGCGAGAAAGATCTATCCAAAATTTATGAAGCCTGAACCATTGGCAGTATTGCAGAAGTTAGAGGCTGGTAAGTTGAGTGAAGCAAGAGAAAACCAAGCAATAGAATTAAATGGCTGGTTGTTCGATATTATCACGAATGGAATCTATACCAAAGAAGATACAGCGCTTTTTATTCGGTTGCTATTCCTGCATGGTTATAGCTTCGAGCAGGTTACACAGCTATTCTCTTCAATTGTGAAGCGCGTGGCACTTGCAAAGTGCTTTCTAGAGCAAATGAAAATAATCTATAAGGGGGTGAGTATTTGAACAATGGCAACAATAAAGCACAACCATTTATAAATGCTGGATACAGTCAAGTACAAACTCAAGAGTTAACTGATCTTACAGCGATTAGAGAAACAGAACAGAATAGTTTAAACCTTACCCAAAAAGCAAAGGGTGACGGCTACAATCCTAGTCTAGACAATCTCAGAAAAATCCTTGAGCGTGATACTCGGTTAGCTGGTAAGCTGAAATACAATGAGTTTACAAATGAAATTGATATTTCAAACTCTATCAATTTGAATGGTGCTACTCGTCTATATGGGGTTGCTGATGACGCTCTAATAAAAGAAATTCGCTTGTATATTGCCCAAAAGTATAAGATCGATTTTAAAAAGTCTGATATAGCTGATGTAATGGAGGTTGTAGCTAGATCGAACCAATACAACCCATTGAGATCATTCTTACTTGAATGTGAACAAGAGTACTCCCATTTAGCAGATCAGAAAGATCCATTTGATATCCTACGATATTATTTAAACGTGAAAGATGATCAATACAATCGAATTATCTTTGATCTGTTCTTTCGTGGAGCAGTTGCCAAAGTATTTGATCCAAGTATAAAGTTTGACTTTGTGTTAGATTTAACAGGCGAGCAGGGAGTAGGAAAGACACAGTTTTTTGAGCAGTTATTTACAGATCAATACTTTACAACCGTGGATACACTCACAGAAAAAGACGATAAAGCCCGAATGGTGCGGAATTGGTGTGTTTTTGATGATGAGATGATAGCGACTAAAAAAGCGAGTTTCCAAGTGTTAAAAAGGTTTGTGACTGATAGAAAAATTGAATTTCGCCCGCCTTACGCAAGTTCAGATAGACGATTGATGAAAAATTTTGTATTTGTGAGGGCTACTAATCAACCTGATTATCTGAATGATCTGACAGGGGAACGTAGGTTTTTAGTTGCTGAGGTATTCAAAGATAACTCTTACCGAGGTAGAAAGTGGTCTGAAAAGGATCGCAGGGCATTCTGGGGCGCTATGGTGACAGCATGGAGAGTCAACAAAACATTAACCTTATCAGACAGTCAAGAACACCTTGTAAACACCGTAAGAGAGCGCTATAAGGTTATAGATGATGAACTAGAGGCACTTGAAAGGTATCTATCAACTCCTTACCCTGAAAGAATGTACTTTGCTCCAATCAATGACGGTCTGAGAAGAACTTATATCTATGAGATGATGAACAATGGAGTTTACTTAAACGGTAACGGGGAAGAAGTCAAAATAGATACAGCAAAATATGGCGAGTTAGTACCCCGTGAAAAAATGACAGTCTCATTATTTTTTAAAGAGGTTTTTCTAATCGATAAGCCCACACCTCAACAAAATGCAAAGATACGGCTTGCAATGCGTGGTAAACGTACATGGGAGTACAAGAGAAATATCAAGTTTGGAAGACGTCCGACCTCAGGTTTTCAAAAAGTAGGAGAATCAGAATGAGAGTAGAAAAATTAAATAAAATGTTCCTACCACCCTAACTCCTTGAGAGAGTACGAGTTTCAAACGGTTCTCGTTCATGTGGGAGGAATTGTTTAGAAAAAATTCTACCACTCTAACCCCTTGAGGCTCTAAGGATATAAGGTACTCGGTAGGAAAATAATAATATTTTTAATAATAATATTTATTAATGAATTAAATAGGTATTGTTGTTTATATAATATTTTTGTTACTGAAATTTTTCCTACTTTCCTACCAAGTGCCCGAATCGTTGATATAATGGGCTGGGATTGGTAGGATACAACTCCTACCCTTTTCCTCCCAAACAAACAGATCCTACCAATGGAGAAAACAAAAATGCATGAAAAAATTTTGATCGAAAAAATGGAAGATGGCTACCTATTTTATTTAAAAAATGGTATAATAGAAAATGTAAAGGTTCCCGTATATGGGAAACTGACACTAGTCTATCAACATGGCAAGGTGTGCTATGTTGAAAAGACTGAAACAATAAAATAGATAGTATCTATCGGAACAACCGAGGGTGAAACATTTCGTGAAGATTGCATAGGCTTCATGAGGGTTCATTCTCGGTTTTTTAATTAGGTACAGAAAGAGGTAAAAATATGACATTCACAACTATTAAGAGCGAGCTCAAAGCATTTGCAAACAAGAAAGTAGACTATATGCGCTCATACATTGAGTTACAAGAGAAACTAAAAAAAGAGGTTGCTGAGGGCATGAAAGGGAGCAAACAAGCACAAATCGAACTAGCTGACCTCAAGAGTGAGGGAGAAACGTACTCACAGAAAACCTATGATAAGATCATGTCTGATATCGAGCAGGAACAAACCAAACAACTTGAAGAACTCAAATCAGAAAAGAATAGCGTGACTGCTGATGATGTGGCTGAATTAATGCTACTTGAAAGCACAAAGGATATTTCATGGGAAGAGTTTGAAGAATACCTGGAGAAATACAAGAACAAACCGCTAGCAATTAAAAAGCTGGGAGAGATCGCCAAATCTCATACAGATTTATCATTCTTTGACTATGAGAAATACAATATTAAAGATCGTACCGAAAAATTAGCTGAGTACTTAAAAAACCAAGCTAAAACCTATCACAGCGAATTTTTAATCAATGGTGATAATATGTTACTTGTCACAGCGGAATTGAGTTTAGAACTTAATGAAACGGCTATAGGACGTTTCTTTGAAGAGAATGGGCTTTAA